CTACCTTGAAAAACGTCAAATCCCTAGCGAAGCGTTTGATAGAATTTACTATACAGAAAAGTTCAAACGTTATATTAACTCTCAAAAGCAGACGTTTGAAAATCTACAGAACGACCAACCCAGGATCATAATTCCTCTCTGTGATTTTGACGGAAAGTGGTTTGGTGTACAGGGAAGAGCATTATCCCCACATTCCAAACTCAGGTACATTACTATTATTTTCGATGAAACTAAACCCAAACTCTTCGGTCTCGACCGACTGGACCGCGACAGTAGAACCTTCATTACAGAAGGTCCCTTCGATAGTCTCTTCCTTCGCAATGCGATTGCTATGTGTGGAAGTGATGTTCATCTTGGTAGTTGGGGGATTAGCAATCGTGTGTGGGTCTATGATAACGAACCACGAAACCCACAAATTGTTGAAAGAATCGCCAAGTCAATCGACAGCGGTGATCAAGTAGTCATCTTTCCAAAAGATGTCAATCAAAAAGATTTGAATGATATGTTCCTCGCTGGACACGACGTTCAATCTCTGGTAGAATCTAATGTCTATCAAGGTTTAGAAGCAAAACTCAAGTTTACTCAATGGAAGAAGGTATGAATGTTATTAAAAGGAACGGCACTACCGAACCTCTCGACCTCGATAAGATGCATCAGATGGTTGAGTTTGCCTGTGATGGACTCGCAGGTGTAAGTGAATCTCAAGTGGAAATGAATGCCAACCTGCAGTTTTTTGATGGCATTAAGTCTTCGGAAATTCAAGACATCTTGATCAAGTCTGCAAGTGATTTGATCAGTCTTGAAACTCCGAACTATCAGTATGTTGCAGCACGTCTTCTTCTGTTTAGTGTTCGTAAGCAAGTGTTTCCTGAATGGAATACCTCTGGGTATCTTCCACTAAAACAACACGTTGAGAATTGTGTAAACGTTGGCGTTTACGATGGGTCTATTCTCTCTAAATATTCTGATCAGGAGTGGCAAGTCCTGGACAGTTTCATTGATCACGATCGCTGTATGGGATTCACCTATGCAGGTCTTCGTCAGATCGTAGACAAGTATCTGGTACAGGATCGCAGCAGCGGGCGTCTATATGAGACACCGCAGTATATGTACATTATGGTTGCTGCCACACTGTTCCAAGACTATCCTAAGCAGACACGTCTCGATTATGTCCAGCGGTACTACACAGCAACCTCCAAAGGAAAAATCAACTTGCCGACACCAGTTCTGGCAGGAGTCCGAACACCATTGCGCCAATTTGCATCTTGTGTTCTTGTTGATGTTGATGACACCCTCGATGGTATCTTTAGTTCTGATATGGCTATTGGTAAATACGTCGCACAAAGGGCTGGAATCGGTATTAACGCAGGCAGAATCCGTGGCATCAACAGCAAGATACGAGGCGGCGAGGTTCAGCACACGGGTGTTGTACCGTTCCTCAAGAAGTTTGAAGCGACTGTCCGATGCTGTACACAAAATGGCATTAGAGGTGGATCAGCTACGGTACACTTCCCCATCTGGCACCAAGAGATAGAAGATATTATTGTTCTTAAGAACAATAAAGGTACCGAAGATAACCGAGTTCGGAAACTTGACTATTCCATTCAACTCTCTAAACTGTTCTACGAACGGTTCATTCGCAATGAGAACATCACCCTTTTCTCTCCTCACGACGTTCCTGGTCTATATGATGCTTTTGGCACTCCTGAGTTTGATGGTCTATACACCAGATACGAGGAAGATCAATCCATTCCCCGTAAGACAATCGGTGCCCAGGAACTGATCCTCGATCTTCTGAAGGAACGTGCTGAGACTGGTCGTATTTACATTATGAATATCGACCACTGCAACTCCCACTCCTCCTTCAAGGACAAGGTTTATATGTCCAACCTGTGTCAGGAGATCACTCTCCCGACAGATCCCATCGATCACATCGATGATGATGCAGGTGAGATTGCTCTGTGTATTCTGTCTGCCATCAACGTTGGTAAGATCCGTTCTCTTAATGAGATGGAAGAACTTTGTGATCTCGCTGTAAGGGGTTTGGAAGAACTGATCGATTATCAGGAGTATCCCGTCGCTGCAGCACGTCGTAGCACCCTTGCAAGGCGTTCTCTGGGCATTGGATACATTGGTTTGGCACACTACCTTGCTAAGATTGGTGCAAAGTATGATGATGCATATGCTCACACTGAAGTGCATAAACTATCTGAAGCATTCCAATTCAATCTTCTTAAAGCATCTAATCAACTTGCTATTGAGAAGGGTGCCTGCGCTGCATTTGATCGTACCAAATATGCCGATGGCATTCTCCCCATCGATACATATAAGAAGGAAGTTGATGAGATTGTAGCACCTGCATATTTTTATGATTGGGATTCTTTACGGGCGTCTATTCAGCAGTATGGTCTACGACACAGCACACTGTCCGCACAAATGCCTTCGGAGAGCAGTTCCGTTGTGTCAAATGCAACCAATGGAATCGAACCACCTCGCGACTACTTGTCCGTTAAGAAGTCGAAAAAGGGACCCTTGAAGCAAATTGTTCCTGGTTATCCTCATCTCAAGAACAAATACACTTTGTTGTGGGATATGCCTTCTAACGAAGGATATGTTAAAATTGTTGCAGTGATGCAAAAGTTCTTTGATCAGGCAATCAGCGGCAACTGGAGTTATAATCCAGAGAATTATGAAAATGGTGAGGTTCCATCCTCTGTGATGGCAGGTGATCTTCTGAATACTTACAAGTATGGTTGGAAGACTTCCTATTATCAAAACACTTATGATAATAAAAAGGATTCTGACGTGGAAGAAAACATCCGTCGGGTCATTGATATTGATAATCTTGTAAACGAACTCTTGGAGGCAGACGACGACTGTGACAGTTGCAAAGTTTAGAACAGGTGTAGAGCGTAAGCAGATTGAAGGTATGACCGTCTTCAATCAGAATACTCACGATACCAAGAAACAACCAATGTTTTTCGGTCAACCTCTGGGAGTCCAGAGGTATGATGGGGCGAAGTATCCTGTGTTTGAGAAACTCACTACTCAGCAATTGGGATACTTCTGGAGACCTGAAGAGGTCTCCCTTCAGAAAGATCGAGCAGATTTTCAGACACTGACTGCTGCACAAAAACACATCTTTACATCCAATCTGCGCTATCAAATCCTCCTCGATTCTGTACAGGGGCGGGGTCCTGGTATGGCTTTTATCCCATACTGTTCACTGCCCGAACTTGAGTCTGCTATGATTGCGTGGGAGTTTATGGAGATGATCCATAGCAAGTCCTACACATACATCATTAAGAATGTCTACTCTGATCCCAGTGAAGTGTTTGACACTATCCTGGATGATGAAAAGATTCTGAATCGTGCTAAGTCTGTGACTGAAGCGTATGATGATTTCATCAACAGTGCTCATCAGTGGGACACTGGTAATATGTGGCAGCCTGATTGGAACGGATCTCCTTCAAAGACTTGGGAGCAGAAAGAACTGAAACGTAAACTGTATCGTGCAGTTGTTAATGTGAATATTCTTGAGGGTATTCGCTTCTATGTTTCGTTTGCTTGTTCCTTTGGTTTTGGTGAACTGAAAATGATGGAAGGATCCGCAAAGATCATTTCCTTGATTGCACGTGATGAGTCTCAGCATCTCGTGTTGACTCAGAACATTATCAATAAGTGGAATGCTGGTGATGATCCTGATATGATGGACATCATTAAAGAAGAAGAAGGTAACGTCATTGAGATGTTCCGTCGCACTGTTGATGAGGAGAAGGAGTGGGCAGAGTATCTGTTCACCAGTGGTTCTATGATTGGTTTGAATGCCAAACTTCTTGGACAATATGTTGAGTGGATTGCCAATCGTCGAATGAAGGCAATTGGTTTGAAACCCATCTATGATATTCCTGCCAAGAACAATCCACTTCCTTGGACTGAGCACTGGTTGAACTCTAAGGGTCAACAGAATGCTCCTCAGGAAACTGAGATCGAGTCTTATGTGGTGGGTGCTATTAAGCAGGATGTTCAGAAAGATACGTTTGCTGGTTTCCAACTCTGATTATGTTTATTGGTAATGTTCCTGAATCGGTCTCTGAACCGATCAAGGCAAGATTGTTGAACAGTCCATACTGGCCTTGGTATATGATTACTGAGACAACTGGATATGATCCTCGCTTCAATGACAGTATCCCTGATGAATTGTCTGGCGAGGATCCCCAGTTTCAACATACCGTGGTTAACAATCACGGTGAGATTACTTCTCAACACGCTTGGGACATCGTTGCAGAACCTCTCTGGAATTATGTCGTAGAGAATTTCTCTGAGCAACTTGGAGACTTCGATAAGTTTCGTCGTATCAAGATCAATCTTCTGACGAAGAAAGATTCTAAGCATATGTATCATACTCCACACGTGGATTATGATTTTCCACATATGACTCTCCTATACTATGTGAATGATTCTGATGGACCAACATATTTCTTCAATGAAAAATATGATGGTACCAGAAAGAAACTAACCATTCATTCCAAGATTGAACCTAGACAGGGTAGGTTCGTATTGTTCGATGGACACACTTTCCACGCGAGCAGCAATCCACAGTATCACGATTATCGATGCATAATCAACTTAAATTACATCTCAAATTCCTCCGAGAACTCAAGAAGGAACTTAGAAGAGATGATGGGATCTTAAATTTCCCTGACAAAAAACCAAATAAAAAGAAGAAAAAGCGTTCACGTGGGAACAAAAGTAGCGGTTGATACCATATTCTTGATAAATACTATGGGATAGTGTATACTATTCATACGTTCATCCCATTCGCTGTTTGCGAATAGCGAATAGGACGCAAGTAAGTCGCGGAACGGAGCGTTCATCCTATGTTATCACTCGCACTCATCTTTTTTAGTCACGTCCCAGTGGAGAATTATCTTCGCTGTGAGGACTATGAATGGTTGAAGCAAGGATTGGAAGAGACAACTCTTTTCACTCCCTTTGAGAAAGCTGACATCCTTATTAACTGGATGAATCATACAGACCCTCATTGCTTTGATGACTAGGACGCAAACGACTGAAGGAACGGGAGATTAAATTCACCCTAGTATTTCAGGAGACCTACAATGAACACACTGATGTTGATCAAGAATCAAATCGACAAAGCAAATGCTTTGCACGATGCTCAGATTTCTCATACCGCATATCGTGGTATTGAGTATAATGTCTGTGGTCACGAGCCTAAGGAAACTCACGGAACATTCTGTTATCGTGGGCATACTTATAACAAGTAAATTGTTAGACTTACAACACATTAAAGAGAGACCTTTGTTAAGGTCTCTTTTTTATTATCTAAATAGCTTTGCAATTGGGAGGAAACAATGAAGATCTTTTTAGATTGTTCTGATCCAGATTTGATTGCGTACGCGGTGGAAACTGGTCTTGTGGATGGTGTGACAACCAACCCAAGTCTTATGAAAAAGCGTGGTGAAAATCCAAGAGAAGTTTTGGAAAGAATTTCCGAACTATTTCCTTGGGATGCTTCTATTTCAGCAGAGGTTGTTGGGGATACTGCAGAAGAGATGTTAGAGATGGCAACTGACTACTACCAGATTGCTCCAAACATCACGATTAAATTACCCTGCAACCGCGAAGGTTTGATTGCTTGTGGAGACCTTTCAGCGGATGGTATACCAACAAACGTTACCTTGATCTTTAGTGCTGCTCAGGCAATTCTTGCTGCGAAAGCAGGTGCTACATATGTTTCACCTTTTGTTGGTCGTGTTTACGATCAATACTGGGATGGAATAGACTTAATCGAACAGATCAGGCAAATCTATGACAAGCACAATGTTGATACTGACATCCTTGCTGCCAGTATTAGGAATCCCCACGAGGTTCCCGCTTGCTTCCGAGTGGGTGCTGATGTGGTCACTATGCCGATAGATGTGTTTGGGAGACTCTTCCAGCACGTATTAACTGATAAAGGTCTGGAGCAATTTGATCGAGACTGGAACACACTTATGGAGAGTATTCATCAAGATGAGTAGGCGTTGGAAAGTTCCTTATCGTTACAACGGTGAGGAACACTTTACTATTGTTGACACCAGATTCCCTTGGGAGGTGAAAGGTCTTGCCGCCAGACTTCTTAGAGGTGATGGAATTAGACCCGAATTTTCCGAGGGATATAATGACATTGTGGAGATGAAGAATGGAGAAGAGTAGGCTCAAACAAATCTTAAGAGATTTGAAGATTATTGTTTCCGAATTAGAATCTGAAGTATATTCAGATGTCACTAAATACACTCAAGCACCCGATGAAACATTTGGGTTTGTAGTGTATAGTGATGATGATGACGGAGACCCCGACTAATGAATACGAAAATCCCTGGCAATATATGGGCTCCCCTTTTGACGGGAGCCTTATTGGGAACCACTATGGTTTTGTTTACAAGATTACCTGTAGCACCACCAACCGTTCGTACATCGGAAGAAAGTATTTCTGGCAAAAACGAAAGCCTAGATCTACAGATCAAACTAAAAAACGGAGACGAGTTACATCTGAAAGCAACTGGCGTAACTACTATGGATCTTGTCCAGAGCTTTCGGCAGATGTTAAGGAGTTTGGACGGGACGCTTTTACTAGAGAAATCCTCTCCCTCCACCTGACACCAGGTAAAACAAACTACGAAGAGACTCGACAACTGTTCGTGAACAATGTCCTGACGGAGGCACTTGCGGATGGTACCCCTGCATATTACAACAGCAATATCCTAGGTCGGTACTACCGCAAGGACTATTTTCCCCAAACTTCTTGACTTTCCCGTCCACTTGCATATATAATTAGCAAGAGTTCGGTAAGGCATCGATGGCAAACGATTGGGGACAAGATTTTCAAGAAGATCAGTCTTTCCTTTCATCTACACTTGAAATTATGATTGACAAACTACATCAGTATGCCTCAGAAAATGACATTCAAAATGCTGAACTTTATGCACAAAAAATTAGAGAAGTTTCTCTAGGCTAACTGCCTGGGTCAGTAGCTCAGTGGATAGAGCAACTGCCTTCTAAGCAGTCGGTCGTTGGTTCGACCCCAACCTGACCCGTTCCCCGCGAGGGGATTGTTAAGTCTAGAACGAGGTATTCTTATGCCTGTTAAGAAGTCAGATCTCTCCTATTTGAGAGATGTTGTCAACGGAGACGTTGCCCTGGATTCCGAAAATCCATCCCTTTTCTCCCGCCTATTTCGGTGGTATGAAACACACGGTGTGGACTTTTACGGTGATCCTGATGAGAATTACGCCATTCTCATTGATCACCTCGCTCTCGACATTGGTTTTGGGACAACCTAAAAGTCAACCTGGTGGAGCCAGTTTTTGAACTGACCCCTCTGACCCC